GATATGGTATAGCAGAATAAAGAGTACATCATCTTATCATATGGTTCCAAGGTTGAGATGTTCCTTGGGTCTTTGATATTCATGTATGGTTCTTTCTTCTGAAAAGCCAAAATGATCTGATCAATTGATGGTAATGCATCGTCAGCTTCATCTAGGATTCTTTGTTGGGTGGGCCTGCGTTGGTTTTCTCTAACCACATCAAAGTCTACGGGATAGTAAGTGTTCTTCTCACAATCTGGTATCATCTTCTTCAGAAATTCGGCAGCATAAGTTGCAATGGCCGGGGTCATTTCTGTCGAAGATTTGACTTTTTCAACTCGGTGTGTAATGCACCGGATGTCATTGTTTCTGTGGTTTGAGGCTCCGAAGGCGCCGTCAACAAGAGGGTTCATAAAGGCTACTAGTCCCTCTTTCATCTCCATAGGATCAGTCCCGTCCATCATTAAGTATTGAAAGGTCTTATCTTCTGGTTCATTTGTTACGGTCACGCGGTCTGGGGTTTTGCTATCTGGGTTCTCACGTATATAACGTGTAAGCAATGATCGCACACTTGGGTCCGTTTCTCTGCCTTTAGCAAGCACGAGACCAGTACTCGCAGAGGTCAACCCTTGTTTTGATGTGTTTTCTACATTGTACAAGGTGTCCATCTCTCCCACTGTGATCGTGGCAGATGAGTATTGGTCTTCGCGAGCAACGGATACATCCATGCCTTCCTCTGAATTGATCAGAAGGCTGGTCCATCCGTTTTTCGTAGGCTCAAGTCTTTTTAGCTCTTGGTCTCCATACAGGTGCTGTGCAAGCCATGCGCCAGCTCTTGTGGTGAAGAGGGGTGTTAGCATAACCAATGAGTGGGTCTCATTGACGGTCCTTACATCTATGTTATAAGCGGAAAATCTAGTGACTATTCCGAAAAACCTAAAAATAGGGCCAGTGATATACCTGTCAAAACCATAAACGCTAACAGTCAGTGTGTCACCTGTGTAACTCCACAACTCATGTGTGTAACGTGCGCCTCCGGAGACGGTCACATCTACAAGATTCTTTACGAACTTATATTTGTACTCGCCCACGTCTTTTGCGGCACGCTGAGGAACAAAAGTGTACATGATTACTGTATTAATGCCATTGAGGATGTCATTAAACTGGTATCTATCAAGATAGTAATCGACATCTACGATCCCTATGACGTGTTCATCAGTTGGGCTGTAGGGCATAATTGCGATGTCCGCATCCTTAATCCATAAAGGGATTCTGGAGCCGTTCCGACCTTTGCGCTGGTCAGATTTGGACATTTGGTAGTAGTAAGGCAGTTTGCCTAACTTAAGAGCGACTAAGCTAATAAAATTGCTAGCGGCAGTCCTCGCCCCGGCCGACCATCC